GCAGATAATCTTGGCCAATATACCTTTTCACAATCGATCACTAATGCCGATATACTCGAAGCTAATGTCATCCCATCCGGAGTTGCTGCCTTATCTGGCGGATCAACTTATGTTGGAAATGCAGCTGTTCAATCAGCCGTCTACACAGTTTCAGTCGAAGTTTTCCAAGCAAGACTTGCCGGTGGAGGACAAATCGAAGGAGTAGATTTTACAGCCACACCTTTCAGAATGGGTCGATCATTATTTAATAAATGCGTCGGATTGTTGGGTTCATACATGGACACAGATAGCATGGCTCAATAAATGCCAGCATCAACAATTCTTTCATCAGTTAGACAACCTCTTGCAACTGCATTAGCAGGCGTGGCTGGAAATGTTTATGCTTATGTGCCAGAGAGTGTTATTCCTCCAGCTGTTGTGTGCGTTCCGGATTCACCATATCTTGAAATTGAAACAATCGGTAAAAGCCGAATAAGAACTAGAATTAACATGACCATTACAGCTGTGGTTGCTTACAATAGTAATCCAGCATCGCTCGATAATATCGAGCAATTAATCATGAGCATTCTGGCAGTTATCCCAAATGGATATATTGTCGGAGAGGTCGAAAGACCAACTGTAACCACTATTGGTGCATCAACAATGTTGATCGCTGATATAAGAGTTTCAACCTACTACGAACAAACAATCTAAGGAGTCAAAGTGCCTACCACAGTAATCACGGGCAGAGATGTTACCTTCACAATCGGTGGTAACACTTTCGATGCTCAAGCAACAAGCGCAATCCTAACTGGAACAACCAACCGCCAAACTTACGAAACTTTAGACGGCAAAGCCTACAAAGTTATCGACAATGATTTCACATTAGCTGTTGAAATGTTGGCAGACTGGGGCGTTTCAGGATCTCTATGTGAGATTCTATGGGGTGTAACAGAATCAGCGCCAAACACAGGAATTAGCACAGTATTTACAGCTGCATCAGGCGCAGTATTTACATTCCAAGTGCTACCATCATGGCCATCAGCCGGTGGTGCAGGAAATGATGCACAGACTGTATCTTTAACATTCCAAGTTATTGGACTGCCAGCAGAGAACTTCGCTTAACAATTAGAAACGGGAGCACTAATGAAGTTACCAATTACAATTGAATACACCTCAGGCGAGCAAGCCACTTATGTAGCCCAACCGCCTGAGTGGGCAAAATGGGAAAGAGATCGAGGCGTTACAATCAGCCAAGCCCAAGACAAAATGGGAATATCTGATTTAATGTTTTTGGCATATCACGCACATAAAAGAGAAGCTGCTGGAAAGCCAGTTAAATCTTTTGATGTCTGGAGCGAAACTGTTGCAGATGTAATAGTCGGTGATGCTTCCCCAAAAGCCACGCAGCAGGAAGCCTAAACAGATTATTGGTGCAGTTGGCATTAGCCACACAAATACCAATGAGTGAATGGGTTGATGCAGACGACATATACACCGCTATAGAGATATTGGAGCAGAGAAATGGCAAATGAAACAATCGCCTATAACAAAAAAGATCTGCGCGATATTTACAAAGCGTTTAAACTTATGGATGAACAAGCAACAGATGAAGCAAGAAGGCAATCTGCTGCTTTGGCGTATTTTGCATCTCAGGAAATTAAAGCAGCAGCTGGAACTAGAACAAAATCTGGCAAGGTTGCGCAGAGAGTCGCAGATGGCGTTAGCATCTCTAAATCGAGCAAGATCGGTGAATTCAGTTACGGATTCGCACGCCAAAAGTTTTCAGGCGGTGCTACTACGCAAACCCTATGGGGTGGTGTTGAGTTTGGTTCAAATAAATTTAAACAGTTCCCTACATATTCTGGAAGGCAGGGTCGTGGATCTCGCGGATGGTTCATTTATCCAACCCTTCGCAGAATTCAGCCTGAATTGATCAACAAATGGGAACAAAGTTTTGATCGCATCATTAAGGAATGGGTCTAATGGCTACTGGTAATCGCACGCTTAAACTCTCTATCCTTGCCGATGTTGATGACTTAAAAAAGAAGTTAGGCGAAGCTGATAAAGTAGTTGAAACTAACTCAAGCAAGATTTCAGAGTTTGGAAAAAAGGCTGCTGCTGCATTTGCTATAGCTGCTGCTGCTGCCGTTGCCTATGCCGGCAAATTAGCTATTGATGGGGTCAAATCCGCTATTGAGGATGAGCAAGCACAGTTAAGGTTAGCTGCTGCATTAAGAACTGCCACAGGAGCAACAGATGGCCAAATACAGGCAACTGAGGATTACATAAGCAAGACTTCATTAGCGGTTGGAATAGCAGATGACCAACTCAGACCAGCATTTCAGAGATTAGCCGTATCTACAAAAAACACAGCTGAGGCTCAAAAGTTATTAACCCTCGCTTTAGATATTAGTCAGGGTTCAGGTAAAGATTTAGAAACTGTTGTTAATGCATTAGGTCGTGCTCAAGATGGCAATACCACTTCACTTGGCAGATTAGGTGTTGGTTTATCAAAGGCTGAATTATCCACTTTATCATTCACTGAAATTCAAACAAAGTTATCTGATTTATATGGTGGCGCAGCATCTCGTAATGCAGAAACTTTTCAAGGCAGAATTAATAGACTAAAGGTTGCATTTGATGAAGCAAAGGAAAGTGTTGGAACATTTTTATTACCTATTATTGAAAGATTGATTGGTTACATATTTCAATATGGCACACCAATAGTTGATAAATTCAAAGCAGCATGGGATGTAATACGCTCCGCTATTGAAAGAAACAGAGAATCATTTGAGGAATTTGGTCAAATCTTAACAACTGTCGTTTTCCCAATTGTGTCTAAGATATTTACATTTTTGTTAGATGTAGGTGCTAAAGCGGCATCAGCCATTATTGATGCATTTGGTAAAATTGTTGGTGCAATAACCCCAGTTTTGAATTTTGTTATTGATGCAATTAACTTAGTCATTAGAGGATTAAACCTTGTTCGTGGCGGATCAGATATTCAACAATTAAATAAAATTGGATCTAGTGGTGGATTTAGTGGCGGTGGCTTTGGTCAATTAAGTGGATTAGGAGCAGGCGCAGGAGCTGCTGGTGCTGGCGGTGGCAGTGGTGGTGGTGCTGGTGGCGGTGGTGCTGGTGGCGGTGGTGCTGGTGGCGGTGCACTTGGTGGAGTAGCTGGAGCAACTAGCCTCAAGGATTTGGCAGATAAATTATTAGATGTTCAAGATAAATTTACACAATTAACATTCCAAGTTGCAACAGGTGGCATTTCCCGAACAGCTGCTCAAAAACAATTTGATTCTTTAGAAGCTCAATTTAGGGTGCTTGAAAAACAAGGGAAAACACTTGCCAATAATCCAACTGTTATAAACAACATTTCAATTAGCACAATTGATCCTGAAGGTGCTGCTAGAACTACTGCTAAATACATAAATGAAAGCGCAGCCCGATCAACAGGTAGTATTGATTTCTATTCTGTTAGACAAAAAGCCGGATAATGTCTGATTTCTCACCAGTCTGGAAATTAACTGTCGGTGGTGTTGATTATACTAACATCGCTATTTCAGATGTTCAGCATCAAGCAGGTCGATCTGACATTTATCAACAGCCGCTTCCATCTTATATCCAAGTTACTTTAGTTGCCTTAAATGGTCAAACTTTACCTTTTGATATTAATGACAGTTTAGATTTACAGGTCAAAGATAGTTCAGGATCTTATGTAAGCCTATTTGGTGGCGATCTTACGGATGTAACAGTTCAGGTCAGAAATACTGGAGCAGCAGCCACAGTAGTTGAATACACATTAATAGCGATGGGATCTTTAGCCAAACTTACAAAAGAAATTTGGGATGACAATATCTCTCAAGCTGAGGACGGCGATCAGATTTACACAATTCTTTCAAGCGTATTGCTTGGAACTTGGAATGATGTGCCAGCAGCTTCACAATGGTCAACTTACAATGCAACTGAAACTTGGGAGAATGCAGTTAATTTAGGGCTTGGCGAAATAGACCAACCCGGCCTTTACACAATGACTGCTCAATCAACCACAGTTAATACGATCTATAACATTATTTCAGAGATAGCCAACTCAGCATTTGGTTATATTTATGAAGCCAATAATGGGAATATCGGGTATGCCGATGCAGACCACAGACAAAACTATCTGCTTACAAATGGCTATGTTGAATTAGATGCTGGTCATTCTTTAGGTTCTGGCCTATCGACAATTATGCGCTCAGGTGATGTTAGAAATGACATATACATAAATTATGGTAATAACTTTAATTCACAGGTTACAGCTAGTGATGCCGCTTCAATTGCCCTATATGGCTACAAAGCTGAAAGCATCAATTCTAG